TTCTACAGTGTCACCATCAGCAGGATAAAATGCAAGTTCATTTTCAAGGCCTGCGGTTACAGTGCCGCCATCAAGCCCATCAACGTAGGCTTTGTTTGTAGCATCGCCAGGCAGAACAGGAGCAGGCAAGTTATTTATTGCGTTGCTATCCATATCTATAGCGCCAGCCATAGTCCCACCAGCCAGCAATAGAGCAAGCGAGCTAAGTTGTACGCTATTAGCAAGCACTGTTGACTCGTCACCACTAGTTACAAACACAGCTTCTGCTAAATTTTGTACTGTTTTGTCTACCACGGCGCCTAAGTCTTGCAGGCCAATCATCGACGCGCCATCGCCAGCCGTGTGCGCTGCAAGCCGTGCGATCAAGTCATTTAAGTCAGAGGTATTTTCAAGCTGCACCCACTCTGCATTTAAGTTGTCATAAAACTCATAGGCGCTTAAGTCTTCATTGAAACGTAAGCGGTACGCAATGGCATCAGATGGCGCGGGTCTTTCGGCGGTTGTGCCTGGGGCTAAAAACACCCACGGGTTATCAAATTTTGTATTGACCCCACCACGCAGCCCGACAGTAGTATCATCATTCTCTAGGTTATTGCCGTTGTTAAATTCAGAAAACTTTTTAGTCAGCACCATAAATATTCCTTAGCTTGGTATAGTTCGCAGCGAAACTCCCACGTAAGCATTGGTATCGGGGGTTATGAATGACAAAACATCACCACCACTTACGTAGCGTTTATCAGGTTTAAACTCCAGCCTTTTGGTGGTTGTTTGCACGTCGCTAGCAGGAGAAACGGCGACTCCATCAAGACTAACGAAAATATTAGCGTTATCATTGTATGAAAATAAGGCTGTATATTTATTTTTTCCAGTCCCCGGGACTGTGTATGTTTGCGCAGTGTCTGCTGCTAGATTCATTTGCAAGCATTCATCGCTGAATGGGATTGTTTCGTCAAAACTGCTTGAATAACGTATAGCTGGCATATTTCTCTCCTATCGGGCAAGCCGTGCATCGGCAGTATAATGTAGTTGTATTTCTTGTTGTGCTGCTGGACTACTTGTTATTATTTCCATTACCTGGCTTACGTTATTAGCCTGCAATACAACTCTGTCTTGATCGCTATAAGCAATAGTCCATCCTGGCGATAATACAGCGCCAATATTACGAGGGTTGCCACCACTTGTTGGCGTTGGCGTAGTAGTGCCGGTTCTAATGGCAAATTGCAATAAGTTAGCTGTTACATCGCTTGGGGATCTAATGACAAGAGTAGGAACACTACGTTTTACCTGTTCATAGTTAATCTGGAACTGGAATCGATAGCCTGTGTTCTTAGAAAAAGTGCCGCTACTATGCTGCACAGGCTGGGTAAATAACAATATCCCATTTGCTGTATTGTCAACTCCCGGGATGGAAGTCACAGGGTAGCTTTTTTCGTAATAAAACTGGCAGCGGCTAAAATTATCATCAAATGTAAGCACGTTGGAATCTGTTGCAAATTCATTAGGGACAAGTGAGCAGCGCTCCATTTGAACAGAATCAGCGGTGCCAGTCTGCACCATATTGTCTACAGTATATAGAACAATACCCAAGGTCATGGCTGCCGATGTTGACGCGGGTAGCTGCATGCCTTCAAAAGGCATATTTGCCATGGTGGACGTTAAGGTATACGCCGGATCGTTTTTAGGCGTAATAGCAGTCCAGCCGTCTGAAAAAGATGGGTCGCCACTGACAGACCAAGCAAGAATTGGCTCATTTTCTCCTAAAGTAGCGGGTAGTGTAGCCCTATAAATTAAGCGAGCTTTAACTTTAACGCTGGTACCATGTGTAGTTGCTATTCTAGCCTTGAGTAAAGCTGACAACTTGCTGCCCCAGTAAGGACGCGCTGTGGTAGCGTCAATGTACTCAATTACCGCAAAACGGTTGTTGGCCGTTACAGCGCGTATTTCAAGTGGCCGGTTCTTACTTTCCGGGCCGCGACCAATCGCTACCTGACTGCCGGCTGTTTGCTGGTGGATAATAGTCTGGTCGGCGGTGTATGCAGTTCTATCTTCAAGAGTGGCTATCGCGGGAGCTCTAAACTGCCATGGATTTAAAGACCAATTTGCACCAGTTAACAAGCTGGATTTTGGCTCAAGTAATATAGAGTTTTGGTAATAATGGAATAAGTGATCTTTTTGTCGCGCCACAGTTTCCTGCTCAAACGGCAAGTCAACCGGAGTATCTTGGCTAACAAGCTGTATGCTAGTTAACGCAACAGAGCCAGAACGCGGCAAAGAAATTCTTAATTCTGTATGAGCAGTGCTCGGATTAGTCGTATTATTTGACTCAGGAACAGTAGCCGCGCCAACAAATTCTTGCCATGCAGTAGTCAAAGTATAAGAATCTATAGTTACAGATTGCGCAGATGGTGCATTATTTTGCAATGATACGCTAATCTTATACGGAATCGAGTCAGCAGTGCGTGCGGTAATGCTGGTAGATACGGCAGCTTGTGACCAAATAGTTCCATTTTCGTCAAAACGCTGACGCAAATAAGCAGAATCAAAGCCTAAAGTCTGAATAATAAGCCCATATGGTGCGTTAGTTGGAACCTCATCAGAAGATGTCAACGATTGCCTTGTAACAATAAGGTTGCCCGTGCCGCCTACAACAATTTGCCATGAAGGAGCTATTTCAATTGCGGTGTTAGTAATTCCTTTAAAAGTATGGGGTGAGCTAAATGAAACCTCAGGAAACTGTGGGTTGCTTATCTGATTATCACTGTTTAGGCTAAACCCCGGGATAGGTCCAGATGAAGACTCGCCAGGAGTATAATTCTCTACCACATAAATCAAAGCGTCACTTTGAGATGGGGGGGCTGTGCCATCGTTTTGCCTAAACTCAAGGCGAAATACTGTGCCAGCCGTGAAAAACAACTTAACAGGCAATGTCCCGTTAGCTAGATACTGTATAGGAGTTGGAGCTTGTGTGGCTCCATTAATATCCAGAAAAACTTCATCAGATGGCAAATAAGGAAATTGATTGCTTAGCACGTACAAATAATACGTGTCATCAAATATCAAGCCATCTAAATTAAAATTAGCCCATATCGGGTTAAACCCACGAACCTTTGCCATGTTAAATCCCTTGTCTTAGTCTTGTCTTATTGTAAACCCTATACTCAGGTTTTGCTATGTTATCCTCTTGCTCTTGCAAGCGATACAACTATTTGGTATATTGCAAGTAGTTGTTATATTTTAGAGAGTTTATATTATGTTAATGTGCTTGTTTTTATTTGTTGTTGCTGTTTATTCTGGTTATAAAGCTTCTGAATATGACGATAAGCGTTAGCCAAATAGCGCACGCAAAGCACTTGTTATTAGTTTGCCCCCAATGGCGTAGGTAGATGCAGTTTTAATGGAGCTCCACGCTTCGGATTTAAGTCTCCCACGTCTTTGCTCGAGCTTTTGCTTTCTTTTTAGTCGTTCCTCAGAAAGCCCTTTTTTTGCAATTTCTTGATCCAGTGTTCCGATTTCTTTATTTAGGCCTTCAATATCGCTTTTAATGCTTTCTATTTTTTTTGTTAATGCTTGTCTTTGTGCTATTTGTTGTTTGGTCTTCTGTCTCACTCCCTCTTGCTGCTTTTCTCGCTCTATTCTTTTTGACTGTAGGTTTTCAAGTTGCTCCTGAGCCTTTTGGGTTGATCCATGGTATCTTTGCTGCACCTCTTGTAATCTTTTTGTTTTAGGGTGAGCTTCAATATATGGGGCATGTCTTTCATCGGGGTTTATTATTTCGTGAGGTTTTTCTGCATATTTTTGAGCTATAGCAAGTCTGTTTAGTTCTGGATTGTTTTTTATTAAGTTCTGCATTATGCGGCGGTGCGGTGCTTCCCCAGCAGTTTGATCGATCATGTTTTTAGGTGCTAACCCGTTATTTCTTGAGTCTTGATATATTTTGCTCCGGTAGAACGGGATAACGTTTTCGGCCCAAAGTTTGTCTGTTTCTAATAGATCATCAAAAAGATTGCCTGGCAATTCTTCTTGCAGTATTTGTTTTTGCTCTTTTACTACTGGCTCTAGTTTATTGGCTTTTTCTTGCCACTGCTGCCTAGTTGTTTGGTCAATTCCTTCTTGGCGAGATCTTTGCCTAGCTATTCTTGCCAGGTCGCGGGTGGACTTATAGGTATTAATGTATTGTGGAGCAGGGATTGACTCTACGTCTGAACCTGGCCATTGTTCTTCAAGTTGGCCTAATATTGAATCATAGATCGAATCATTCATTGGGGCTATAACTCCCTGTTTGATCATTCGGTCCATATTCGTTTGGATCTCTTGCGCCCTAGGCTTGTTGGGGACATCGATAATGATATCTTTTGAAGCCTCATTAATAGCTTTGTATCGTGGTGATATTTGCCCTTTAATGTCTTCAACTCCCTTTATAACCAACGGGGCTGCTTGTGTCTCGAAATCTTGCCCCGCTCCTAAATTATTAGCTTGCTCGAAATGTGCTTTTGCTAAATTATCGGTGCTTTGCTGGCTAAGATCTTGAAGTTTAGCGTGCGAAGTTTCAAAAGATAAATCAGGTAATTTAGTTGTTGGGTCTGGTATCTGCTCCAGTTCAGCTTTAAGTCCTTGATGCTTTTGCAAGAGATCAACAGACTTTGTCTGAGCCTTCACGTCGGCTTGCAAAGCTTCCGGATCTAATTTTGACAATTCCCGCCACTCAGAAAATCTTTGCGGCTGACGTGCTAATGCACCCCCTGCTTTCTCACCAAAAAGAGCGCCCATAGCAGCGTGAATAGGATCTCCTCCTCCACCTGCGGCAGCAGTACCAACAGCCCCGACGCGTGAGCCCATACCAGTCAACCCCCTTAACCCAGCACCACCCAGGGCTAACTCACCAACCCCGCGCGCCTCACTTTCACCAACAGCAGTTGGAGCCAAACCCGCAGCTTCTTCACCTTGCATCATAAACTCATAAGGGGTGGGGGTTTTAGCAAGTCCTTGAGCGACCGCTGAATCAGGGGCAAATTTAGAGCTTGCATACCTTGCGCCAACATGAGGAGCGCTTAAAAGTTTTGAGACTAATTCGCCACCGCCAAGAGCAGCTTGTCCAGCCCCTGCCATAGCACCATGCTCGGAATAATACTGTCCTAAATTTCTAAGATGCTGCGGGATGCCTCGAGCTGTTTCTACAGCGGCGCCTGGGGCAGTCGCAACAGATCGGCCTATATCTTGGGCTATATCTTCAACACCACCAGCTATTTCCCCACCAGTGTCTACAGCCCCCCGCATAGCTGGCTTATCTTGCAGGCTTTCTGCCGTACCTAGTAGACCGGTTTTAAGCCACTCAGGCATCCCGCTAAATCGTTGCGATACATCTTGGTAAGCCATAGCGCGAGACTTATCAGCATCGCTTGCAAATTTACCGCCTGCCTGTAGGGCTTGGGAGGCAACATCCATAGGGATTTTTCTTTTTGTTCCTTGCGGATCTACAATTGTAACAGTAGTCATCGCGCCACCTCGTATTGCGAAAAGTCAAAAGGCTGTTGAGCAGCTTGCTGTCGTTCCTGTTGCATGCTTTCTTCTTCTGGCTGCGCATATTTTTGCTTTAATACCTCGGCATACTCATCAGCATTATACTCATCTTTGGCGCGCTCAAAAGCATCCAAAGCGCTCATTTTCTCCTTTGCCATTAATTGCGCGGTACGTTTAGAAACCGCTGATTCTAAATCAGCCATTTTTTGCAACTCATCAAGTTTAGCAGTAGCAGCAGGGAAAGTGTCCGAAGGTTGAGGCTTGATAGTCTCCAGTAAAGTCTGCTCGGTTATCCTGAATGGGCCTTTAAATACTTGCGCCATGTCAGTAATCATTTTCCCGGATAATGACTCAACCCTGCCTATTAAATCTTTTTGCTTGTCAGTGCCTTTGTTTTTGTAATAAGCAAGATTCAGACGTCTGCCTGTTGTCCCATAATTGGATAGGTCATTTTCAACCATATTCTTCCATACAGGGCTAGAGTAGACATCCCTTAATGACTTCAAGGTTTTTTGAGGCCCCATAGAACCAATAGCTTGTTTCTGCATTTCCTTGTAAACGTCAGCATCAGCACCAGCTATACCCTCAGACAGCTTTTTCTCCGATGAGCTAGGCGAAATATGTTGCTTTGTAATCATCCCATTAGGGTATGTAGTTATCATATTGCCATCACTATCTACGGTGACTTCTTTTTTGGGAACTCCTTTTATACCTGCATATTGATTTAAATTCGCTGTTCTTGGGTTTCCTTCTTGCAGCACTTCCACACCTTGCATTTGTGAAGAGGGTGTTACGGGTTCACGTTCCGGCTGTGGCTGTATTTGTGGTTGCTCAGACGGTTGCTCAGGTGATGCAAACATGCCACGACCTTGGAACATTTCTCTTAGTGCGCCATAGTCAGGCTGTTGTGGCTCAGGGCTAACGGACTGGGCGCCAGGCTGCTTAGCAGGCATTTGCATAGGCATTCCAGATTGCTGCTGGGGCGCCATTTCAGGTTCTGGGGCGCCACCTAAAAGCATTCGTGTCCAGGCAGCATCTTGCGCGGCTTTTTGCCCTTGCGCGCCCCACAACTGCTCTTGCATCCTTTGGTGCGCTGCATTTTGTGCCATTTGCTGCTTTTGGAGCTCTAACTCTTGCGGTTTAAACCTCTGCCCCATTAGCTGAGTAAGCAGGGGGTCAAGCTGAGGCGATATAGCCCCTGCTTCGCCTGGTCTGTATAAAGGTATATTAAGTGCCATTATGATCCCCACATTCCGCGGCCCATTGCGCCAGTGCCCATCCCGCCAGTTAAATAGTTAAGACCAAGTTTGCCTACAGTTGATGCAATATCACCGAACCTTTGGCTTTCAGCTTGATTGCCAGCTATCCCAAGTCTGGCCATGTCTTGCGCCCCCTGGATATCTTGCTGCCCCATCTGTCCGGCTGTTTGCGCCCCTGTGCTAAATAAGTCCTTCCCTATTCCTAGCCCTGTCATGTATTTTTTCATTAAGTCATCAAGATATTGCGACCTGTCTCGATTCATTATGTTATGTGCGCCCGATTGAATTCCTTGCATTGCAGGAGTTGACCCCATCAAACCCATTGAGCTGGCAGCTCCCATCCCTTGCTCAGTGGCTTGGGCTATATCTTGTTGCGCCATAGGTGAGGTTTCATAGCTTTTCATCCACTCGGCTTGTAAGTCTTGGGGGTTCATTAGTTTGCGCATTTGCTCAGACATCATGCCGCCCGCATCGGAGCCAGGCTGCATAAATGGTTGCTGTACTTGTTGTGCCTGATCGTATCCTTGCCGAACAGTGCCAGCAGCATTTTGGTAAGCTTTACCAGGGTGTAGCCAATTGCTTAACATACTCATTCTTTTATCCTCCAAGCGCAGTTACACGTGCGTCTAAGTCGTTTAATTCTGTTTCTGCTTGTTGTATTGCAGTATTTAAAGAATCAACCATGGTTAATAACCATCTTTCCAGATCTGGATCTAAAATACTATCTTTGTAAATCGGAACGTTGTTAATTCTTTCTAAGTTCACAGCCATTAATTTGCTCCTCCAGATGCACGTCTAACAGATTGTACGCCACCCAAAATAACAATAGGAGTGGGGCTAACGCATACTAATTTATAGCAACGATTGCGACTAGGTCCAAGTTGATACCATCTCATACGCCAACTATAAATACCAAGTTGACTAAACTCCCTAATGTCAGCGCTATTAAACGTAACACCCCCGTCATCACTCCAATAAAGCTCAATATGTGGCTTAAAAAGTATATTATAATGACCTGAACCCAAGGTTAAAGTGTTAGAATCCTCAGTGATAACAAACTCGCCGCCTTCCGTAACCACGTAAACATCGCCCTCAGGCTCGGGAACTTCGTCAATAATAAATTCAGCATTAGCAAATGGTGCCTTACTTCTTCTTGATGATTCGCCAAAGACAAAATCTATCTCGATATAATCAGTAATGAACTCCGAATAATCAGCCTGCGAATAAATTTGCGTAACCGCTTCATAACGCATTGGATAAGCAATGAAAGCGTCCGTGGCTTGCGGGTCGCTCTGCTCTTTGTTTCGCAATTCGTTGTCGTATATGTCTCCTGACATTTCATAAATAGTTCCCTCCCCACTTACTGTTACTAAATGCTTGTTATTAAAAAATGTATGTTTTTTAATACGTGAGCGCTCGCCGTTAACCTCAATGCATCGATGCCATGTGCCAGTATTAAAATTAAACTCCAGGCTATTTGCAGAGTCTGTCAAATCTAACTCGCCATAGTCCAGAAAATTGCCGGCAGATACTCGGTAAAAAATAGTATTTTCGTACTGATACATAAACCCATTTGTTTTCATCGACAAAAACGGGCTTAAGCCTTCCCTGTTATTTGCAGTGCTTTGAATTAAAGTATTAATTGCCTGTGTAGATATTAGCTTCGGTGTGCCGCCATCAGAGGTCATAAAAGCAACCAAGCCATTGCGGTTCTTGCCAAGCCAGGTCATGCGTCCAAAATCTACATCAAGGGATAATGGATCTGCCATACCATAATCAAAGTTATAACTAGTGTTTAATTTAAATGGGAAAGTAGTTTGTGCTGCGCCAGTGTCAAAAACACTTGGTATATTCATCCATAAATCGCACCCGAAATCCGTGAATATGTATAACTGGTTATGTAAAGTGGTTATCTGGCGTACTTTGCCCGACGCAAAGTTAAATAATGCCGATCCGGAAAATGTAAAACATGTGTTTGGATTAAACGAATCGCCATCGAGATTTATTCGTGACAAGAACCATTGCCCGCTATTATCATTTGACACTACAAATCTATTGCCAAATGCTGCGACAAATTTAGGGGCTTGTGGTGCATTTGGATCTGTAATCTTAACCAAGTTCCCCACCTGCTCATCAATAACAAACATAGCACCAGCAGCATTATCGACAATCATAATAAAAACTTTATCAGCAAATACCAAAAAGCTTGAGTAAATCTCGCCAGTAGAGCGGTTAAAATCTGTATTCGTTAAAGCTCTAGTATTAAAGTTGCTATCAACTTGGTAAATAACAGAGCCAATAACCGTATAAGCAAAATCAATACTTTTAAATATTGCCCGTGGCTCATTAGAAAACATTAGCTTATTTAAATTACTGACTCTTACATGCTGTCTACCCATGGCAGGATACATGCTAACTTTTCGCTTGCCAGAATCACTGGCAACCTGATAAAAATTAGCGCAATCTTCTGGAGAAAACTGTTTAAATCTTTGCGTGTCATACGACGTAACAATGGGCAATTGCTCAACTGGCATCTTTAAACTCCGCTAATCACACGCCATTTAGCTGCCGGCGTCGTGTTTGTGTCGTCAGAAACAACACTTAAATTTATGGGGCTTGCTGCGATCATCTCGCTTCGAGCCTCTTTTAATCGCTGCTCAAGCTTAGGTGTCCATGCTTCCGAGCGCCCTTTGTAATCAGCAAGGTCGCTAGACAAAGCTAGCTTTAAAAACCGCTTATAATACTTTGGCAAGGTGTCCATTGTGTCGTTAAAATTAAACTCTGACACTTCAAATTTGGCACGGATAAACAATTTGAATTCTTGAGAAGGAGCAGGAAAAACCCGCAAATAAGAGATGTCTGTTTCCTGCCTAATAACAACATATCGCGGCAGACCTTCAAGTGGGTTATATTTCCACGATTCATTAAATTCTGACACACTTATAGGGATTAGTGGATATGTCACACCTTCTAAAATCAGCCATGACTCTAATAGCTGCGACAATCTTCCCTCAGTAATGTCTGGCAATGGTAGAAAGTCAGGGGAGCCAATAGAAAGCTCACCATCGCCCTGCGTAATCACATGCTCAACAGTGCGAGCTACTGTTAGCATTTCACCAGTAGCGCTATAGTATTCTAAAAGTTCGTTTAAGAACTGGATACCTTTGGATAGGTCATTGCCTTTAAGTGGAACAGTAGGGCTACTTGCGCTAATTAACTGATAAGCATCATTTACGAACCCGCTTACGTCTTGGCTTGGCATTTTTCACCTCTTTTTTCATTGGCTCATCAAACCATAAACCGGTAGCAATCAATTCCACGTAATGTTCGTAACTATTTGCTACAGTGCTAACATCATCCCCGTACACGAATGCGCGAAAATGCTTTTTATCAACCCATTTGCCACGATAAAGGAATTGCCCCTCGTGTTCAGAGGGGCTTTTGTCTTTAAGAGCGGACACGAACTGCGAACTCAGGGTTAATAGCAACGCCGCCAAGCATATCTAATCTATCTAGCTGCTTATAGTTATAAATGTCAGCACCCAATGTATGAGTAATTGCCATTTTATATTTTTCACTGTAAGACGTAGTAGCTTCAACGCCGCCCACAAGCTCTTTAATAGCTGGAGCTGCAAACACAATAGCTTGTTTGTGGAATGCAATGGAGACATTGTGATCTTTAGCCAGCAACACTTGAGCGCCAGCTGGGATAGTCGCGCTAATGTTACGACGAGCACCACTCACGATTATCTCTGTTACTACCGGAACAGTAGCAAAGCCAGCGCTATCTGATGTTACATCAGCAGCTACAGAAAATTGCGCACGTTGCTGTAAATGAGAGTCTTGTATTAATGGATTAACCATGAATACGCCAGCAGCGTCATCAATCTCAATGCTGTCGCCTTCTCTAAATACTATTTCGTTGGCTACTAATCCAGATAGCTCCAAAGTATTACCACTGGAAACAGGATTAACAACTATGCCACCCAGCTTAAAGCCAGTTGGAGGAGAGCCGCCATCTTCACCAGCGCCAGCTATTTGACGTTGCAAGAAGTTAGTTTTAAAGAAGTCAAAGCCAGATAAGTGACCGATGAAGCCATCTAGCAATGCACCGCGGTTTACTGTCATATTAAAGACGTTTTTCAGGTTGTCAGATAGTGCAGCAGATACAAATGGATCGTTAGCAAAATATCTGTCGCCATCTTCCGGGATAGCCAAAGCGCTCATATACGCGTCAGTATCAGCAACAGTCCTAAAGTCAATAGGAACCCCAGGAGTACCAGTGGCCTGGCCTACTTTCTTTTGCAAATGTTCAGTTGCAATAAACTTTTCAACGTCATTTGCCATAGTTTTAGCACGAGGATTAAGCATCTCGTCCAGATAAGGAGCGTCAGTTACTCTGTCAAACGTTAATTCCATACCAGAAAATGACACCATAGTGTGGAATTGAGTATCAATAGTTAAAGGATTAATAGTTTGGATTCGAGCTTGCGGGCTAGCGGTTGCGCCACGCTTCGAAAGATATCTTTCTTCTTTGCGATAGTTTAGAGTTTGACCTGTTGCAAAACGTAAGTCTTTGAACTCGCCTTCTAGTTTTCTGTAGGCGACTTTAGCAAAGTTTAAATAGTTGACAAAGCGGACTAGCCACTCATCCAAGATATAATCAGTTGATTTTAAATTATTAGCTGGCATCGTATTTTCTCCCAACAATGCATGATTAATTGCCCGATATGGGCGCCTATTCTTTACATTGCTGGGCGGTCAGCTATTTTACACGCCGATTTTATTCTGGTGACGGGATCCAGTTGCTTCACTCATCAGCTGCAATATTAGACTATTTGTGTGCTTATAGTCAACTCCGGCGCAGCCTCTTTTCAGCATAATCTGCAATCCTGTCATCAACGCTACGAGGAGAATTGCGAGGAAGTGCATCACCATGAGTTTTGCTAGATGGTTTTGGCGCCTTGCTCTTTGCGGTTCTATCTTTTTTCATGCGCTCATCAAGTCTGCCTATTTCTGCCATTTTGGCGTAAGGGTCGTTTATCTGCAAAATTCGCTGCAACTCTGCTGGTTGTTTTTTAGATGCTGCATAGATAAAAGCAGCGGGGTCTTTCATGCCGCGAGTTGCAATCAACATAGTGTCGTCAATCGGCGCAGTAGCTACAACATCACGAAAGTCTCTATATCGACTCATGCCATCATTAAACTTGCTTTCAAATTCTGTCTGTTTTTGCTGTTCTGCTTGTTTCCACTGCTGCTCTTGCTGCCGCTGCTCGCGCTTGCTTGCCCAGCTATCCATGAATTGCTCAAGCTGCTGCTCCCATGACTCGCTGCTAGATGCATCATATTCAAATTGCTTAGCTTGCGGTTGTTGTGGCTCTTGCTGTTGCGCATTCTGCCCGCGACTTAATCTGTCGCGAATCATAGCCTGAACTTGAGCCTCAGTGTAAGTCTTCTCTTGCTTGGGTACTTCGTTGCCGTACTCGTCTGTGCCGTCGCCAGTTGAATCATCAGCATCAGACGTTTCACGTGGAACATTTTCTTCTTCTGGGGTTTCTGGTTCGGGAGCTTCTGGCTCTGGAGCCTCTGTTTTTGGCTCTGGAGCTGGCGTTGAAACTGGATCTGGGCTTAAACGCTCATCAATCTTGCTATCTATATCATGCATAGTACATCCTTACTGGTTGTGGGGAGGCAGGTGAGTTAATATATCCGTCATGTTACGAGCATGAGATATATTAGCGTCAGTATTAGTACGATGCATTTCAGCTTGATAGCGTAGTTGCGTTTCTTCAAGCTCAGCGGCGGCTCCAAGTCTTTCATTTTCTAGCTGTTGCCATTTCTGTGCTATTTCAGCTTGGCCTTTTTCTCTATCTGCCTGCAACTTCTGTTGCTTAAGCTGTAAATCTTGCATCTTAATTTGCAATTCTTGCTGTTTAATCTGCATTTGAGCTTGCATCGCCTGCTCCTCGGGACTTGGCTCATTTTCACCTCCCTGTGGCGGGAGTGATTGACCGGTCTTGCTGGCTTCCAGAATCTCTGGCGGCACCAATGTTCTCAGGCGATTGCGTAAATTAATGTTGTTTTTCAGCGGCAAGTTTTCAGCATATAAATCAGCAATCATATTAAATAATTGGGGATTTGCTTGCAGCACCATTTGCAATGACTCTAGCGCTTGCTGACGCTGGGCATCGCTAGATGGTCCGGGAAGCAGTCTTATTTTGTAATCACCAGCTTTCATGTCATTTTCAATTTCTGTGCCGTATTCGTCCATTTGTCTATTTAATTTGACTGGGACTGGGCTGCCAACTTCTTCGATGTTTAACATTTCTGTGCGTTGCGTGTCGTAAATGCTAGGGATCATTTGATTTATTATCTCGCCAGCAACTGCAATTGAACGATTAAGCGCATCAAACGCAACATAAGTATTATAACTGCCTCGCTCTGTCCTGGCGTCAATAGCTGCTCCAGACAACTCATTACCTTGCTGCCCCATCTGAGTGTCATACATGCCGGTTGATGATTGAATGTCAGATAATGCTAGTTGATACTGCTGAACTAAAGACTGAGAAAGCTCTGGCGGTTGTAACTGCTTTGGAACAAAGCCATCGCTATCTTTATCAAAGAATAGGCCTCCCTGATAATTGCCAGGGTTTTTCCATATTTCTTGTGTATCTTTGCCACGAACGTTTTCTTTACTAACTAAGAACTGATCGTTCCTTGACACTTTAAGCAAGTAAGCTGAATGCGTACGAATGTAATTTAAATATTTTTGACTGTCGTTAGCGTCTTTGAAGAATGGCCGGCAATATTGCTTGCCGCTTTTGTCGTAATAACTGTTTTGATCGACAAAAATAATCGGCAATAGCTCAGCTGGGAACTCACTAGATTCAAGCTCATACTCGCCGGCCATTTTGTAATATTTTATAGTGTAGCGTGGCGCTTCTCTTTCATCTACAATTGAGACTTCTTCGCCAGTTTTGATATCAATTAAAGGTGCGTAAGGAACAATATCAATGCTTGTTTCATCATCGATATTTTCTTGCATTTCTTCTGCTTGCTCTTGATACTCGCGCATTTGATTGTATTCTTCACTATCAACAGTGCGATCGTTGCTAAGCAGTCTTATAACTACTGTTTTATACACTCGCTTGTAATAGTCGATAATCATTATGCTATCGCTATCAGCCATGACTGTATCGTCATTAAGAGTAAAGTTTTGTATTTTTTTTTCAGCACGCTTGCCATACACTTCTTTAAATTTTTTGCGTGACATATGCGTTTTTAAGCCGCAATGCATGCCGTCGGTTTTAGTTTTGCTTGTTGCGCCGACATCCCAAAATGCCCGGGTCGGATCGTTAATTTCCAGCACATTAATTTCTTGCTCGAAACTTTTGTTATCTGCATAATCATGCGATATACGCAAAGCGCCATAACCTCCAATCACGGCTGACTGGAAAGCTGTTTGATATACAACGCTTGATTTACTGTTAAGTGATAGATCTTTAACTAATGCTGCTCTAGTTTCTGCGGTTGCTGCGGGGACTGAATCATCCGGAACTACTTGCAGATTTGGAGTGTTTTGACGCTGCTCGCCAAGTAAGTGATTTGCTAACACGCCTAACTTATTGGAAATTAGCGGAATTTTCTTATTTTGTCGCAAAGCGTCAGTTTCGCCTTTTTCCCATTGTCCGCCCATGACAAAACTCATTTCATCATGATATTGCTTGTTGTTATGCGCAAAGCTGCCATGCCATTTGCCGATGTTACCTTTAATTTCGTCGGCCAGCTCTGAGTTTTTACGAATCATAACAATCCTTATCTAAGTAAACATACTATTATAGCGCTCAGGTATTAAAGTTGCCGTGCTGTCTGTTAGCGTTTGTAGTTTTCCGCCAGCAAATGTCAACATCAAAGAGTCGGCGCAGTCCGGCGAGGGCATCCCCCGCTTTTTCAAATCAACTTTGCTTTCAATCAACAATTGCCCGTTACTCCTGTGCTTGTAGCCCAAACTGCATAAGTCTGCATGCAATGCATCGGAATCTGGAATCTGCACATCAAGCTCTTGTTGCAACCAATCCCGCATTTCCGACCAATACTCTGCTCTTTGATTAGCAAATCTTTCTTTTTCGTTCGCTGAGCGTGCAACATTTACACCAACCACTTGACTGTAACCCATTTCGATCAGTCTGTCAGTAGTGCCTGCACCAATCCCGATACAATCTATATATACGCGGTGCGGCTTTTCTTCTTCAATTATCCGCTTCAATCTGCCAGCAAGCTGCATTGTATTTTGATTTCTTAGCGTCTCTATTTTGTAAGCTTTTCTTCCTTTTCGTCTTATGATAGCACACCTATCGTTATCGCCAATAGCTGGATCTACACCGATAACTAACGCGGCATTAGTTGTTACATCATTTTTTCTTGCAGCTGCAACATGTTTTGTATTTATAAAAGTGTCATCGACCGGGTTTTTAAAAGCATCTTGCGCACAAAAGGGATACTCAACTTTAAATAACGCTTCGCCTTCTTCCCAATCACTGCTTAATGCCCTAATTTTAATGCGTCTCCAGTTTAGATGCCGTACTGTCAAGCCATCCTCGCCATACAAATTAAGTAATTTTTGCTCATCGCCTGACAAATTGTCCGTGTTTTCATCGCCAGCCGTGTACTCAGATTGCCAATACCATGGCACAAATATCGCCTGGAATGCACTGTCGCCAGTTAATGCAGATTTCCACATTTGATTGAAGTAATTGCCGATCCCGTTAGCTGTCGACTCCATTATTATTTCTGTGCCATCTGCGCTTGGTATTGCTTGCAAGATACCTTTACTGTGCTCAGCAGCGTGAGGCCAAAATGCGCACTCTGAGCCATGAAAAAGCTGAATGGTCTGAGAGCGTCCAACAGACTTATTGCCAGCCGTGCCAACAGCATAACCAGAGTCTAGCGTACCGAAGATTAACTCTTTAGCAGATGATGCATCAGGCTTCGGAGCAAGTCCAGAAGGCAACGAATCATAATATCGCTTAGTCATAGCAAACAGATTTTTTGTTGCTTCTGCGTCATGTGTAAGAATGAAAGCTTTTTTACCACGCTGCGTTATGACTTTATGAAAGAAACGACCCTGTATTAAAGTCGAACAACCAAGCTGCCTGCCTTTCAAGATTATTGCACGCACTTTGCCCGTCTGCTTACGCTGCGCTTCGAGCCGTGCATGTATATATAATTGTGAGCGATTAAGCTCAAAAGATTTTACATCGCCAGATTTACTCCTGATTTTCAAAAAGTTTTTAGCGAAAGTGGGGAAATGTTTTAAAGCGTGTATTAATTTATCATCATCTGTCATTTTAGCTTATCGATTAGCTGCTCTACTAAGGTATCACCTGCACTTTTATCTTCTGCTGCATGATTGCCATACTGTTTGGGCAAAAGCTTAGTTGCTAAAAATTTGCGAGTATCAATCTTGAGTCGAGATCGCGCCACAAATTCTGAGTTTATAAGCTCGTTGCCATCGCTGTCAAGACGCGCATCACGAGACGAATCGTCTGCAATATCCATCATTTCTTCCGCCAATAAATCAGCCTGGACAAGCTTTGCTTTTGCGTAGCAGGCGGAGAACTCCGGGTGTTTGTAACGCCACAAATTGACAGTCGACTTGTCTGGCATGTCGTCATACATCTTGCAAAGACGCTCTAAACCAACAGCATGAGTTGCTACTCGCTCACATATAAGAGCAGCTATATCTTTATTATAAGTTGATGGACGACCGCCTGCCATATTATTTTTTCAACCCCGCTTTGCCGCCGTAAGCTTTACCGGCCCCAACTGTAGACTTACTGCAAGCGCCATGCTTATTGCCGCGACTAACGATCTCTTTCATCATGCTATCAGCTTGATAATGACCCTCAGCTAAACCCTTGTCTTTGCCAGCATCGTAAGCTTTGTCATATTCTTTCGAGTGCATGTAGTTAACTCCTTACAGCCCTTTTATATAATACTCCAAACTATAACACAAAAATATTAAAATACAATGATACAATTACTTGACATATGTCAAATACTTGATATACTACACACACATTATCGAGATAGATAATAGATTAAACAACGGAGATATCGAGATGGCTACAGATAAAATAGAAAAAGCGATAAAGCGCGAAAAATGGTCGATAGATTAGATTAAACAATGGGGGTAGCAAATGTACCCACTATGAGCGTTTATATATACACGGGGGACGAAGATGAAATACAAGAATAACAAAGATACGAAAATCATAAATTACAGTCATAAAAACAAAGTATATGAGTTTTTAGTTTGTGTGTTTTCTGTATCATTGCTTTTAGCATTATTCTTTAGCATTTATTTTTTATTGTATATAGTGAGTGATAACTATGTCTAAACAGACATGATCGAGATTTATAACAAAAGAGGTGTAAAATGGAAAAACTAGAAATAAACGGCGAAATATACGTTAAAAAACATAATGATGAATCACGGTACGTGATAGTGCGCACTTATTCGGCCGGTGTCTTTGCTGGATATTTAGATTCAAGACAGGGCAGCGAGGTTGTAATGACAGACGCAAGGAGGCTTTGGCGTTGGGCTGGTGCTGCGACACTAAGCGAGCTAGCGATGAGAGGCACAAGCAATCCGGATGAGTGCAAATTCCCATGTACTGTAGACCGCGTGGAACTGTTAGACGCCATAGAAATAATTGACGTTACCACTCAAGCTCAAAAATCAATCGAGGATGTAGCGGTATGGTCAGCTTAAAAATAGATAGCCATAGAGACGGCTATGGCTACGGCTATAGCTATGGCTCTATAGATTGCTACGGCGAGGGCGGAGGCAATAGATACGGCTATGGCTCTGTAGAGGGCTACGGCTACTGCGACGGCCACGGCGACGCCGGCAATGGTAACGGAGACGGCTACGG